TATATTTCGTCTTTATATTTGTCATAATAACCACGTCCTATGCCTGGTCTACGTGACATTGTGTTATATTCTGGTAATTTATTTCCATAGTGTTCAGCAGCTGGCATACCAGTTACTTTTTTCATTATGTAACGTGCACAATATGCGGCTGTTTCGAAGTTGGCTTCACCTATAAGTGTGTGACCCTGATGTTGCCAAGCTTTGTCTAATATATCGCTTGAGAATAGTTTATGTTTTTTACTGTTTTTAAAGTATTTTTTGTCAGGGAAATCGTATCCAAATAAAATTGCGTGGTGGTGTGGGCGACCGAGTTGATCGCCGTATTCCCCGCAGTGATAATATCTGATTTTGGCTCCTGTATTTTTTCTGAGCCGCTTCATAAAATTTTGAAAGTCGGCTTTAACTAAAGTTTGGTCTTTGTCTAGGTGTTCGTCGTCGAAGGTTAGGGTGATGAAGCAATTTTGGTCGTGTTGTTTAATTTCGTGTGTGCATCTGAGCGCCCATTGCCGAGATTTTTCTAATCGGCAGCCAATACATTGTCCGCAAGGAATGTTTACGGGGAGATCGGTGTAGCCGTTTGCTCGGTTGAATGTAACAGACCATTTGCCGTCTATTCTGCCCCCCTTATGACGGAAAGCCGTCAATGGGTGGTAGCAGGGCATTGTTAGAGTCTTGTTCCTCCACGCATCATAACGGGATTCACAGTGTTTAGATTAATGGATTGTGTGCGAGATGCTCCCCTAGAGAACATCTTTGAACTTTTTTTGCGTGATAGTGATTGTCTGTATTTCATAATTATTTTGCACGAGGTGTGCTACGTTTTGCTGGTCGATTGCGGGTGCGTGATTTATTTGAATAATCGGGTGCTTTGATTTGGCTAGTTACAGCATCGTATGCTTCTTGCATAATTTTGTTTTGTGTTGCTGATGTAACGTTTTGACTGCCTCCAAATGCTTTTTGGAATGCAGCAACTTCTGTTAATGCTTTTGAATCTAGTATATGTTTATTAAGTGCTTTGTCGTAAGCTAATTGTTCTGCTGTGGCAGATTCAGATGTCTGTATATTTGATTCTTGTGCTTCTGCTACGGCAGTCTGTGCTTTTGCTTGTTTAGCTGAATTTAAGGATGCCTCTTGCCCTCCAATATCGATATTTGGTGCGCCGTGTGATGCACCGGAAGGAGTGCTAGCGCCACCTTGTTGGTATGCTAACATTGGATTAAGTCCTGCAGCCTTCATGTCTGCCATAGCTCGTTGATATGAGGTATTGGACATTTTTTCTTGGAAGTTCATTTGCTTGTTAGCTGAACGCTGTCCTAGTGCTGATGATGCACCTGCTCCTACTAAACCTGCAACTAATCCACCCCAAAAGGACTGAATGAGCGATAAACGCTCAAACAGCTCTATTGGTTTATGTATATATGAAAATATACGCATTAGAAGTGGTCGATTAGTCCTGGTACGGAGTAGGTTGGCATAGCTCGTGCAGTTTTGCAGTTGATATATGCGTCTAAGATGAAGTGCGGTTCTGTTTGTACAGCTATTGCTCGCGCAATTGGTGGGTTATCTTCAATAAATGTCTCATTGAGAAGTGGTAGATTTGCGAAATCCTGACTAAGATGCCAGGTATCTAGTGACCCAGCTGCGTCGCTACGGAACTTGGATGTGATCTTTGAAATACCATATCGGTATTCTGACCAACGTTCCTGATAACCGAAGGTACCTTCGTCTGCTGATGTGCCTTGTGCGTAGATTTCTTTGTTTTTGACTTCTTGTTCGCCAAGATGGGCGAGAGTGGGCCAATAAAAATCATATTTTGTGCGACGTGAGAACATACGATTTACACCTTTTTGGTATGTAAGATCGGCTCGTGCTGATACGAGACCTATAACAATACCATGTTCTGTGAAGGATTTTGTAAATCCGTCTTTGTTTGATGCTACTGTGCCAAGTGCGCCGAGATCGCCGACGTTTGTATATGTAGTGCCGTATAAGTTAGTCTCTGCAGTGGCTGGAATAGGTTGAACTTGTATGCGTGATGTAGAGCCTCCGAGGAACTCGGGACGTTGTAATCTTGCGTCTGGGCTAGTGACGTTAAAATGGCTGCGCACGATTTCTGTGTATCGTGTGCCGCCTCGTGCGTCTTTTTCTGCTAAACGTTGTAGTTGGAATGCCTGGCGTAGTGAGTTAATTGTGGATGCTGTTGCACCAGATAGATCTGCTTGTAAACCTGTAGAATAAAATAGATTTTCATTAGCATTTAATGAGCTTCCGGTTGGAGATCTATATCCTACACCGCCACCAATTTGTATACCAGCTGTGTTTGCTGGGTCAGCTGCATCTTTAAGTGTAAATTCACCTGTTGCTGTGATTGGTGCTGTAGTGCCTAATGGCAGTTCTACACCTGGACCTTTTTGGGGCCAGGGTAATGCGGATGTAAAATAATCGTGGCGTTTGCCGCGACGTAATAATGAATAATGATTGTCAGAGAGATTGTCAGGACCGTCACCTTTGTTAACTGTTACTGAATCTTGTAAATTTTGATCTCGGAACCATTCGTTCCAGATAAGATTGTAAGCTCTATGCCAGAGTGCTGATACTGATAATCCTGTTGCTTGTGAAGCTATGGGTAAACCCATATAATCTTCAATAGAACCCTCTTGGAAGCCTGTGGCTGCATCGTCTAATAGTTGTGGGACAAGATAGTCTACACTATCAGTTGGATTGTCCTGTTCACCCATGAATTTCTTAAAATTGTCCCATAGTAAACGATTGGGGACATAGAAATAGTGTGTATCAAGGAACATATTGTCCATGATAGGGTGGAGTGGTGTGGCTAGACGTCCAAAGAGTGTAGTATTTACGTTAAATGAGTCTCCTGGTAAGACCTCATCGACGTAAAATGGTATAAGCTTACCTGCGTCGAAAGTTGTTTTGTGCTGATGTGTCCTATCGAATGAGGAGCGTTGTGTTTCAACCTTTGGTGTTTGGCTGAATTGGTGTGTCATATTAGATTGTGGCATAATTTTTTTACTTAGAATTGGTAGCTATATGTCTTGCAGACGGCTTTGGTTAATTTCGCTTTGCTCAATTAGTGTCAGTGGGGACAGTTACAACAAGAGAGCAACTGTCCCCGTTTGACCTAACCTGATACTTCGCTTTCGCTTAGAGTTGGTTCTGGAGCCGCTTTTTGCGTATTTTCGTCTAGTGTTTTAGGCTCCGATTCTGGTTTAGGTGCTAGTCCGAGTGCTATTGCCTCGTCTATGTTGTTATCGTCATCGAGAAAGTCCATGAGATCGGATACGTTGTTTCCGAATTTTTCTCTGACGTCTGATGGTAATTGCTCGAATTCGGCATTTGCCTGGGCAATTAGAGTTTGTGCTGATGTGAAATCGGCTACCTCGGAGAAATCTCCGAATAGTGGTGTGCGGCTGCCAGTTGGCATAGCCGCGCCGTTCATACAGCGTTTTACGATATTATTGATATTTGCTTCGTCAGCAAATTCGCTTTTGGTGCGTGTTTTTGTTCCTTTAAAGGATACTTGAACTGGGATCCGTTCTAGGATCTCGTCTATATGTTGTGGTTCCATTTTTAGCTTTCTACGTATTCTGTGAATGTTGGTGTTTCCTCTTTAACAGGTGCTGTTGTAGCAGTTGAGAGGTAGTAAGGTTGTTTTTCTGGATGTAATTCGCCGCTTTGGTCGTCGAATGTGGCAAGACGATATAAAGAGAAGTCTTGCGGATTTTGATTAATAGTTGTATTAGGATCGTTCTTAGCTTGCTCAAATGACCTTTGTGCGACTTGGTCATTGATAGAGAAGAAAGGAGCGCTAAATACGTTGGCTTTAGCGTCTTTGATTGAGTATGCATTTTGTATCATTTTTTTTGATTAGGTTGGTTTCTTGTTTCGTTATTTTGTTTTTGGTAGTTTTTACACTTTTTTTACATTTATTATTGCTTGTGTAAGAACGAGTTATGCATTTAGCGCACAATATATATTGTGTCTAATGCGTTGTTTGAGAGTGACTTATGCACTCAAAAGTAGGTTGATTAATTCAGGTGAGAGTTGTCCAGAGCCGAAGGCTACTAGAACTAGTATGATAACTTTTTTAATAGAAAGAGTTTTGACATCTTTCAGTTGTAATAGTGCTTTGCAGAGTAATTTCATTAATGGAGTGGGCGTTCTTTCATGCCTATTTTTGCTAATTGTATTTCCTCTTTAATAGGAAGTCGAGTGTAATCGTCATAGTCGTCGTATTTTTTTATATTTTGTATGCGATGACCTTTGATGAGTTCGTATTGTTCTGGGTTATCCTGATAGAGTAGATTATCGTAGAATTTTGGTGGCGTCATTTTTTGCCCCCTTGAGACTACAAAGTCGTCTGGGTATATTTCGTCTTTATATTTGTCATAATAACCACGTCCTATGCCTGGTCTACGTGACATTGTGTTATATTCTGGTAATTTATTTCCATAGTGTTCAGCAGCTGGCATACCAGTTACTTTTTTC